GCGCAGGAAAAACGCTTGTTACCGCAGCCCTAAGTTATAGTTGTGAGAGCATGGGCAGAACTATCGTAATAGTGCCTAATAAATCACTAGTAGTTCAGACAGAAGCTGATTACAGAAATCTAGGTCTTGACGTGGGAGTGTATTTCGGAGACAGAAAAGAATATGGCAAGACACATACAATATGTACGTGGCAAAGTCTCAATAACATGTTGAAAAATACAAAGTCCGGCGAAGCAGAAATAACGATAGGTGAATTTATAGAGGGTGTAGTATGTGTCATTGTTGATGAAGTCCATCAGGCCAAAGCTGATGCGTTGAAAACGTTGTTAACAGGCGTAATGAGCCAAATACCAATACGTTGGGGCCTAACTGGGACTATTCCAAAGGAAAAGTTTGAAAGTCAAGCGTTATATGTTAGTTTGGGACCTGTTGTAGGCAAACTAAGTGCTAGCGAGTTACAGGATCAAGGAGTCTTGGCGAAGTGTCACGTAAACATCATACAAATGCAGGATCACAAAGAATTCAGCAACTACCAGAGTGAGCTTAAACACTTGCTGGAAGATAAGAATCGTGTTGCGATGATCGTAAAGCTTATTAACAAAATAAATCAAACTGGAAACACTCTAGTTTTAGTGGATCGTGTTGCCGCGGGATTAGAAATAGAAACAGCAATTCCAGATAGTGTGTTTATCAACGGTAGTACTAAACTCACTGAGAGAAAAGAAGAGTATGATGAAGTTGCCACCTCTTCGAATAAAGTTATCATTGCCACTTACGGAGTTGCTGCGGTAGGTATTAATATTCCTCGTATTTTTAATCTTGTCCTGATCGAACCTGGCAAGTCATTCGTTAGGGTTATCCAATCGATTGGTCGCGGTATTAGAAAGGCTGAAGATAAAGACGCAGTGATGATATGGGATATCACGTCATCATGTAAATTTTCCAAGCGACATTTGACTCAACGTAAAACTTATTACAAAGATGCTAATTATCCATTCTCGATGGAAAAATTAGAATATAGATAATAGTATTGTACCAAAACACTTGCAATTCTGCCTTCAATACTGTATATTAGTCATATGAACATATTATTATTAGATAATCAACAATATAATCTTGAGACCTTGCCAGAGGAAGTGGATGATCTCAGATTTGCTATTTTAGATAATAGCAATCCCAATTCTGTTGACTATCATTACATTCCGTTAATTTTCTTAGAAAGCTTCAATAGTCCGGCGCTTGTGCTGCGGGTAGGAACTACTACCATAAAGATGCCGTTAGATTGGCAAATATTGATTGGAGAGCCTGACTTTGGAGATTTGGAAACAGTGCCTCTTACTAGTATCAATGATCGAGGATTCAAGGCGTTTGAATTCAATCCGCTGTCAAGTTTTAGACCAAGCTTTCTTGATTTAGAGATCGTGGACGTGTATAATGACGTTACCTGGTATGCTCCACGATTAAGGAACGGACAGTTTCTATGTGTACCCATTGACGACGGACATAAACCTAGGTGCATTTATTTCGTCAAAGAAATAAGTAGAAATTGTGAGGTGGTAGATTACGGACAGGCATTCTAGTATGGCAACGAAAAAAACAGCAACTCCAACAGATGAAAAATTTCAAAATCAGGATTTTGATTTATTCAAAGCGATAGAGGCTATTGATAGAAAAGACTATGGCTATTTCAGTAAGCTAACGGAGGAGCAACAGAAAAAGTTTGTTCCATATATGATGCTACATTGGATTAGTTCGGTAAAAGGTAACTCAACTCTTAGTAGTTATTACGTAATGAGTACCGACATAAACGCAAACAAACTAATGTTTGATGAAAAGGTACAACATCATCCAGAGTTACAATGGTTGATGCTATGCGCAAGTAGTCCAGGTATTGGAAAGCAATTTCATCAGTATATTCCACACTTGAGTGGCAAGATTGGCACTCTGCGAGACAAAGCAAAGGTTAAAGAAATCAGTGATTACTTTGAAAAAGTTTATAAAGGTGCAGACAAAAGCACAATCACCGAATGTGCCGTAGAATTCACGACACAACAAAATCATAAACATAGAATCGCCGCTCTATATCCTGCTCTACCCCTAGTTGATATCGAAATGTTGGCTAGTATACTATCAAGTGACGAATTAGATGAATACGACCGTGACGCCGGAAACTGAAAAAAATAAATGCGAACATTGTGATAAGATATTTGTTCGTCATAATTCTTTTCTTAAACATATCTGCGAGAAGAAGCGCCGATATCTTGATCGAGACTGTGCGCCAAATAGAATAGGATTTCATGCATGGAAGTATTTTTTTAAGCAATTACATCCAAACAAAAAAGAATCATCATATAATGATTTTATCAACAGTAATTACTATACCGCGTTTGTGAACTTTGGATCTTTTTGTGTAAATGTAAAAGTAGTTAGTCCATCTACCTACACTGATTATTTATTAAAGAACAGAATTCCTATTGCCCAATGGGACAGCGATAGAGTGTATACCTCATATCTAACCGATTATTTACAAGTAGAGAATCATTACGATGCAGTAAAACGATCTATTGAAAATATGCTAGACATAGCATACGCCGAAAACATCAATATATCGGACGTGTTCAAATATGCAAATACGAATAAGTTATGTTACATGATTTCTTCTGGAAAAATAAGTCCTTGGGTTATATATCAGAGCACCTCTGGCAAAGAGTTTCTGTCTAATCTTGACGAAGATCACACAAATTTGATTTTTGAATACATAGATCCAGATCGGTGGAATGTCAAGTTCAAACGAGAGCCTGAATATGTAAACGACGTAAAAGAAATTATCAATAAAATACCACTATGATTGAATCATTCAAAAGTGACATTGATATAGATTTAGCAGATCGAAATCAGCTACTTTCTCATATAGACGTTACCATCGCTTCCATGCGTAAGGGAGACGATGTTAGGCGACATAACACGGGCGTATATCCAACTGATATACCGTATGATCCAGTAAATCAGATGGCATCATTGGATTACGTAGAGGCAGAAAATAGAGGCTATATTAAACTAGATTTACTGAACGTTCATGTGTATAATCACGTTCGAGACGAGATTCATCTAGTAGAATTAATGCGAGATCCTGACTGGTCTAGACTGAATGATCCTGAGTTTGTTAGTAAGTTGATCCATTTGGGTAATCATTATCAAAGTATAAAGAGAATGCCAGAACCCATTAATAGTATTCCTAGACTGGCAATGTTTTTAGCAGCAATACGCCCTGCAAAGAAGCATTTACTGGGCAAACCTTGGCATGAAGTGTCAAAGACTATATGGGATAAGGGAAACGAGGGATATATTTTCAAAAAAAGCCATAGTATTGCCTATAGCCAGTTGGTGATAATTCACATGAATCTATTATGTGAACAAGAGAGTAACAATGTTTCTGTTGCGCCAGCTTAAGGCATTTTCCTTACAAGAGTAATGCTACGGCGTTTTACTCTTTTTTTCGACAAATCATTAAGTGAAATTACAGGTCCATGAATTACACTAACGTATAGCACCGCCTGAATAGTTGATATTGGTTCATTTCACGTAAAGATTACATTTGGTGCTGCGAAGCATATATACTTCATTAATAAGGAGATTACTATGCTATGTGAATATTGTAAAATCAAAGAATGTGCCAGGAAAAAATCAGGTGACTATAAAAGATTTTGTTGCAACGAGTGTCAATGGAAATACACAGTTGAAAAAACAAAAGAAACAAACATAAGAAAGTACGGTACGAGTAATCCAATGGCACTGGATGAAGTAAAGAGAAAAAGAAATGAAAGCAATTTAAAAAAATATGGAGTTGAAAATCCATTTTCGTTGAAGGAATTCCAGGCGAAACAGCGAAAAACGTGCTTAGATCGACACGGGGTCGAAGTTGCATCTCAGTCAGAGTTGATAAAAGAAAAGATAAAAGATGCTTGGGGGAAATACGAAAATAATCATCCGTTCTCTGATTCAAATGTTCGCGAAAAAAGAGAGAAAACAATGAATGAGAAATACGGAGTAAGTCATCCAATACAGTATGGACCCATTCAGGAGCGAATCAGACAAACATGTTTACAGAAGTATGGAGTTAATAATGCATCAAGTTCATCAGAGATTAAGGATAAAATTTCTTCCTCGTTGACATCTGGAAATTCCGAATATTTAAAATCTCCTGAATGGTTGGAACAACATGTGTTAACTCTAGGCATCAGAGGAGTGGCGGAGATACTCAATGTTTCTCTCCGCTGTGTTAGAAAGTATTGCGACCAGCATAAGATAGACTTTAGGAAAAAAATTAGAGGAAGTGACTTTGAACATCAAGTTTTTCTAGAAATTTCTAAACTTTTGCCAAATACTGACATCATTCAAGGAGATAAATCACTGATCGGTAAGGAATTGGACATTTTCATACCATCAATGAAACTCGCGATAGAATGCAATGGAGTATACTGGCATAGCGAAATGAATGGCAGAGGTCGATCATATCATTTGAACAAGTCACTACTCTGTGCAGAAAAAGGAGTTCATTTGATACATGTGTGGGACAACCAATGGAATAATAAGAGAAATTTGATTATTTCTAGGCTCAAATCACTCCTTCAACGCAATGATCGAGTGCATGCTAGGAAATGCTCAATTGCGGAATTAACAGTGAAAGATGCCAACCAGTTTTTGGCCGAAAATCACATTCAGGGAGAATGCAGCAGTTCAATACGAATTGGATTGTTTCATAATGCTGAACTTATTGCAGTTATGACATTTGGCAAAAGTAGATTCTCGAAAAAAGCAGAATACGAATTGTTGAGATTCTGTAGCAAGATAGGAACAAATGTTATAGGCGGAAGTAGTAAATTATTTAAATACTTTTTGCGATTATACAACCCAAAAAATGTTATATCTTATTCAGATAAGTCATTCAACACAGGAAAATCATATGAATCACTGGGATTCACCAAATCACACTCATCGTCACCGGCGTATTATTACACTAAAGATTATGTGACCATTGAAAATAGAATTAAGTATCAAAAGCACAAGTTGAAAACACTATTGCGAGATTTTGATCCTGCCTTGAGTGAATATGACAATATGCTAGCGAACGGATATGATAGAATATGGGATTGTGGCACTGATGTATGGATATTTACATCTTCCTAACAAGTGTAATGCTACGGCGTTTAACTCGTTTTTTTGCTAGGTCATTCAGGGAGATAACTGGTCCGTGAATGACACTAAGACCTTTGTTATTGAACGTTTTCAAGTACGGTCTGAATATCATCCAATCTTCTCGCAAGAATAAATGTATTGGTATTTCTCTATTACTTTCCCACCACCATTGATCTCCTAGTTCCAGAAATAATCTCTTCATTTCTTGATCTATTATAGCTCCATAATCATAGAATGTGGTTATAGTATCATCGCGATTTTGCACAACGCCAACATATTCCTGACTAGCGTAACTAAGAACAGTTATGAATGGATGAGTTTTGGATAGATTATCGAAGAATTGTGCTGACATAATTATTCTTGAATTTGAAATTGTAGATACGACGAATCGTGGACTCTACGTGAACGTAGATGAGTGGGCAATATTGTAATCGATTCGGTTATCATAAATACATTATAAAAGGATAAAATTGTGTCTGCACAAACCATAGTTTATTTATACAATCAAAGGCAATACGTAGTTTTATTGCAGATTGGTGCCAATGCCAATAGGAGATATGAAAAAGTGTATTCAAAAGAACTCGTTATTAACCGAGGGGTTGACAACCTTATAGAATTTTCGTTTATCAATCAGGAACAAAAGCCAGTTGATATATCCAACAAAGAGATAACATGCCGAATACTGAATTATAACGGCACTGAGATTCTGTTACAGAAGACTCTTGTTCCTATATTGCCTATTACAGGTATTACAAGCTTGCAATTGTCAGTGGCTGATATCGCTAATATACAAACTCAGAATTGTTTCTATAGCTTAGAAATACCAGTAGGAGCATTTGACTATCCTGTTTTTGTTGATGACAATGCTGGTGCTAGAGGTACTATCAGAATAGTAAACAGTGTGTTGCCGAGTTTCGTTCCTGCAAAATCAATCACTATTCCTACTCATCCAAAGCCAAAATCAGGACTTAGTAGAACTTATTATAGTAGTGTTATCAATACTAACCAAAGTCCCGTATTGTCAACTCAGCGATATTTAACTGATTTTACCGGAACATTACAGTTCGAAGGCAGCACAGTCGCGGACTTTTCTACGTTTTATACACTATCGTCGGCATTCAATTATACTGCATACTCCGGAACTGAAGGATATACGATAGACGGATATCATCCATACGTTAGGCTAAAGATCATAAATCAAGGAACTCTTCCGGCTGACAGCAATGGTGATCTTCAAGGGGATATAACTAGTTTGTTGACTAGATAATCAGTCTGACCATATTTGTTGCATTTTGCTAGTTTGTTTGCTATAATCTAACGTCATGTTAGATATTCTGTCCGTCATTCCTGGAAAAAAACGACATACACCTTCTGGTTGGGTGACGTTTAACGGCGTCTGTTGTCATAACAGAGGTCATAAAGCAGATACTCGTTCTAGAGCAGGAGTGAAATTTATCGACGATGGCTTCCAATATCACTGCTTTAACTGCCAATTTAAATGCGGATTTGTTCTTGGTCGGCATTTTTCTAGTAATCTGAAACTGCTATTAGCCTGGTGCGATTTAGATAAAGATGTTGTGGATAAATTGAGCTTTGAAAGTTTCAGTAAGCGCTCATTGCTGGACACATATCACTCAGAAACTGTACAAAAAACTTTAAAGTTTAATACGGTAACTTTGCCACCGAAAGCAAGACCATTGGATCCAATAAAGGACTCAGTCCATGTCGAATATTTGCAAAAAAGAGGACTAAAATATCATGAATATCCATATCACGTTATGGATAACGAAAGCAGACTGCGCATAATAATACCTTACTATCATCTATCTAAAATAGTAGGATATACTAGCAGATTTTATGATAATAAGCATCCTAAATATGTATCCGAACAGCAACAAGGTTATGTCTTCAACTTGGATAATCAGAAACCTGAGCATTCAGTGTGTGTTCTAGTTGAAGGACAATTCGATGCTATCAGTATAGGCGGTTGTGCATTTATGGGTAATAATATATCCGATGATCAAGCAACGTTGTTGAAGTCATTACGTAGAACAATTATATTTGTTCCGGATAGAGACAAGACAGGCATGGAAGTTTGCGGTCGAGCATTAGAATTGGGATTTAAAGTTAGTATACCAGACTGGGATGATAATATAAAAGATGTAAATGACGCAGTAAAAAGATACGGCAAACTAGCCACACTGTTAAGTATTTTACAACATGCTACCAGTAGTAAAATAATCGTAGAAATGAAGAGAAAGAAAATAAAATGACGACAGAATTTAGCAAAGATTTTCAGGAGTTATTCCTGAGAATGATGCTCACGGATTATTCATTGTATACTAGAGTAAGCAACATAATGAATTCCGAAAACTTCGACAAGTCGTTAAGACCAGCTGCCAAGTTTATGGTAGAGTTTGTCGAAAAATACAATGCTATTCCTGCACCTACCCAGATAAAAGCTGCAACAGGGGTAGAAGTAGACGTGGTTCCGGAAATGCGCGATTCGGATAGTGAATGGTTTTTTACTGAGTTTGAAAAATTTACTCGTAGACAGGAACTAGAACGCGCAATATTGAAGAGCGCTGAATTGCTGGAAAAAGGAAATTACGATCCAGTTGAAAAATTGATCAAAGACGCGGTTCAGATTTCTCTGACAAAAGATATGGGAACAGATTATTTTTCTGATCCAAGATCGCGATTGATGAAGATCAAAGACAACAACGGTCAAGTTAGTACAGGTTGGCCATGTTTAGATAGTAAGCTTTATGGCGGATTCAATCGAGGAGAATTGCAAATATTTGCCGGCGGTTCTGGCTCCGGTAAATCATTGTTCATGCAGAATTTAGCAGTCAACTGGGCACAATCTGGACTTAACGGCGTATATATCACACTGGAACTCGCTGAAGGGTTGTGTTCCATGCGTATGGATAGTATGTTCACAGACATCGGCCAGAAAGAAGTTTTCAAGAATCTAGATGATGTTGAAATGCGAATTAAAATGATAGGGAAGAAGTCAGGCAAATTTTACGTGAAGTATATGCCTGCACAGAGTACAATCAACGATATTAGAGCATACGTGCGCACCCTTCAAATAGAGACAGGTATCAAAATTGATTATTTGTGCATTGACTATCTAGATTTGTTGATGCCAGTGAGTACCAAGGTCAGTCCGAGTGACTTGTTTGTTAAGGACAAATATGTCAGTGAAGAAATACGCAATCTATCAAAAGAGCTGAATGTTGTGTTGGTGACTGCCAGTCAGTTGAATCGTAGTGCGGTGGAAGAAATAGAGTTTAATCATAGTCACATTTCGGGTGGTATTAGTAAAATTAACACGGCCGACAATGTGTTTGGTATCTTCACTAGCAGACAGATGCGCGAACGCGGCCAGTATCAATTGCAGTTGTTAAAAACTCGGAGTAGTTCTGGTGTAGGACAAAAGATCGACTTAGCATTCAATATTGAAACTTTGCGTATTTTTGATGCTGGCGAGGATGCTGATGCAACCAGCGCCCCACAGTCAGCTAATAATATTTTGAGTCGAATCAAAACAAGTAGTTCAGTAGTGACTAATATTTCTCCAGAAACAGGAGAAATAACAATGATTGATTCTCCAAGTAGAGTTATTGGAGAAGCAAGGAGTGCTAAGCTAAGTGG